CCCTCGATCATCGGATGCAGCGGCGACATGAACGGCGCAGGTTTTGGCGGTGCAAGTGAGGGATGGCAGGAGCTTCAGCCGTATAACCTCATGGCGAACGGTGGCGTCGTCAACGTCGAATACCACAACGCTTAGCAGGATAAGAAATGCTCAACGTCTGTGTATCAGCGACATCGACCGATGGTGCCATCAGCACCAGTGCGAACCTGCGCTTGTCAATGGGTACGACATCGACTGCCGATGATGCCTATCAACAACTGCTCGTGGCTCGGGCGTCTCGTTGGGCTGAAACATTCGTTGGGTATCCGCTCTTGGCGCAGACCTATACGGAGACACTTGCGGCGTATAGCAATCTGAATCTGATGGTGGCGCGGACGCCGATCCGCGTCATTCTCAGAATGTTTGATTCGACATCGACGGCCAGTGCAACGGAATACTGCTCGACAAATTTCCGCGTCGAAGATGCGGATGCTGGGTTGCTGAGCCGCGATGTGGGTTGGGCATGGACAGCAGGTGTGCGTTATTACCTTGGGCGCACGGTTGTTGCAAACAGCGAACTGAAGCCATACATGGTCAGCTATACCGCTGGCTTTATCGGGCCGACTGGGATGGATTCAAATTCGCCCATGTGGTCTACCTGCGGTGGCCTACAGAACAGCACCAGCACGGGTTCGACCGTTCCTATGGACATCGAGCAAGCGGTGCTACTGAAGGCCGCTGAGTGGGCGCGTGGCAATCCGGCTGGCATCGCCAGCGAAAGCATCGCTGATCTGAACGTCAGCTATATGACTGCTGGGAACTACCGTTCGGAAGCAGAAGACTTGCTACGTCCTTACCAGAGGGTGACGCATTGAGACCGATTAGCGCGTTCATCCACATGATGCCAGATGTCATCAGCTATCGAGTCGCTGGAGCGAAAGACAGCTACGGACAGATCACGTTCGGCGCAGTGAAGACGTATCGCGCTCGTATTATCGGCGAACAGAAGATCGTGACATCGTTTCAGGGCAAGGAAGTCACCAGCAATCAGACGGTCTACGTCGCTGGTGTCATCATCGCGCAGCCTGAAGATCAGATCACGCTCTCCACGGGCATTGTGAATTCGACGCAAGACTCTGCGATTCACCCACCGATGCTCGGCGCAAAGCGTGTGCCCGATCAGTTCGGAACGCATCACTCGACGTTGTATCTGGGCTGACGATGGCTGAGTTCCAACTGATCGGCGCAAAAGAATTAGAAGAGAAGCTGAGAGCGATTGCGCTGGCAACGCCGAATAAACTTGCCGCCGCACTCTACCGCGAAGCGCAGATCGAGATGACGGAATCGAAGAAACGTGTGCCTGTTGATACCGGCGCATTGCGATCTAGCGGTGTCGTTCAGAAGCCGGTCTTCGATGGGAAGAATGTCTCAGTGACTCTTGGCTATGGTGGGCCGAGTGTAGATTACGCGCTGAAGGTACATGAAGACCTCGAAGCGTTTCACAAAGTCGGTCAAGCCAAGTATCTAGAGTCTGTCGTACTGGAATCTGCTCCGTCTCTGTTGCAACGCATCGCGAATCGAATCGATTTGATGGCAGCGAAGGCGGCGTCTGAATGATCCTCGATGATGTCATGACATATCTTGGATCGGCTGCGGTCGGATTGACGGCTGGCACGAATTTGTTTGCTGGCACATTTCCTGATTCGCCAGATAAAGCCTGTGCAGTCTACGAAACCGGAGGGTTGCAACCTGTTCATGCGATGAGTGGTTCTCCGGGTACGGCTCTGGTAGAACGACCGAGAGTGCAAATCGTGACTCGCGCTGTGTCGTATCAATCAGCGCGTCAGCTTGCACACAATGTCTTTCAGGCCATGGATGGACTGACGAACACGACGATTAACAGCACGAGTTATCTGCTGGTCAGTGCAGTGAACAGTCCCGCTGCGATGGGACTCGACGGCAGTGGTCGGCCTCGGCTGGTAATGAATTTCGACATCATGAAAAAAGTTAGTACGTCCACTTCGACGTAGGGAGCAGTTATGGCAAATAACGTTGTTCTTACATGCGCCCATCTGTTGATTGGTGGGTACGATTTCTCGGCACAGTTCAGCGAACTCAACGTCAATGTTGGGTCAGAGTCGCTCGACATGTCTACGTTCGGCAGTGAATACCGCAAGCACAAGGGTGGTGTGCAGACTTCATCGATTGCGGCTAAGGGATTCTTGAATCTCGGATCGAGTCTGGTCGATGACGTTATCTACGGCACGGTGGGTGGTGACGAAAAGATCGTTACGGCATTCTTGGATGGCGTGACGGTCGGCAGCACGTACTCGGCATTTGGTCTCGGCGCAATCAGTGTGAAGTACATGATTGGCGGCACGTTTGGCTCCTTGCTGACATTCGATGTTGACGCGCAGAGCCGAACTAAAATGGTTGAAGCGGTGGTGCTAGATACGCACCTGAACACGAATTGGACTACGGGTGCTAACAACGGCACGGTCTTGGTGTTCTGCACCAGTGGCGACAAGGACTTGTACGGCGGCTTACATGTGACCTCGCTGTCTACTTCGCTCTGCACGATCAGCGCCGTCATCGCGGCAAATTCGTCAAGTGGCTATACCGTAAGCAATCCGAATGGCACGACACGCATCACGTTTACGGCGCAGAGTTGCAAGGATGGGACGTTCGCCATTCCGGTGTCTGGTAATACGCTTAGCACTGATCAGCCTTTCTATCGATCAGTGATTACCGTATCGACTGGATCAGGTTCTGGTGGCGTGGCGCGTGGCGTCATCTACATGGGTATCGAGTAACTAACAGGAGTCAGACATGGCATCAGAACAAGTCTTTACAAACGCATTCTTTCAGGTCGGCACCAAAGACCTGTCGCAATACATCACCGACATCACGATGAATCTCGCGTCGGAATCGCTCGATGCTACGACGATGGGTGCAGGATACCGCAAGCACAAGGGCGGCGTTCTGGATTACTCGTTCGATGTGTCGTTCATGTACGACCGCAGCACGAGCGGCCCGACCAGTGTGTTGTATTCAGTACTCGGTACGACTTCGTGCGTTGAGTTTCGACCGATCAATGCATGCACGAGTGTGAACAACCCATCGTACTTTGCTGTCGTGACGCTTGAGACGTTGCCGCTCGGTGGTTCGTTCGGCACATTGCTGAAGACCACTGCAAAGTTCAACGGGTTCTCGTGCTTGCAGATGGCCTCGTCGAGCTAACAGAATGAAGATAGCTGGCACGGGTGGAGAAATCCGTGTCGGCTATCAACGTGCGGCCACGCTTGGCGCATGGTCACTGACGGCATCTGGGTATCAACCGCAGGTGTCGTACACGCTTCAAGCGCACGTTATCGACCGCGACGAATACTGGTTCTTTGAACAACCTCATGCGGTATCACTCCGTATGGGTCACAGGCAATGGCTGTGGCGCGATGTCACAGTCACAGGTGATACCACGATCACGGGTGAGCTAACAGGCTCACCCTTCATCACGTAGGAGAGTACGATGCGCCAATGGTTTGTCACACCTGAAGAAGTCAAGCTGCCGTTGTTCGATGATGGTCAGTGCTGGATTACGGTTCGCAAGCAGTTGACTGCTGGTGAAGAAAAGAAACTCTCGACTGGTGCATTGAAGCGCATGTCACCCACTGGCGCTGGCACGGATGCCTTTTCCGTCGCCTACGACGTAGACTTCGAAGCCGCAGCATTCAATAAGATTCTGGTCTATCTCCTTGACTGGAATGTGCCAGACAACAACGGCAAAGCGAAATCGATTGACACGCCTAAGGCGATGTCCGCTGCTCTTCGCAACCTGCATCCTCAAGTGTTCAAAGAGATTGAGCGCGTCATAGATGAACATGTCGAGACGCAGCAGGAAAAAAAAGTGACGACTGGCTCCAGTGGGCCAGACACCACGCCCTGATTTGCAAATGGATGGGCTGGTCATGGCACGACGAGCAGTCCACTCCATCTGACATTCTCAGCGTCATTGTCACGCTCATCAACGAAGAAGCCCAAGAAGCCGAACGTCATTCGAGGCGACATAAATAATCATGGCGATCTCCATCGGTGAACTCGAAGCCGTTCTCAAACTTAAAGACGAGATGTCTGGTCAGCTTGAAAAAGCGTCCAAGAGTACTGGTCTGTTTGGCTCGATGTTCGAAGGCACGATGGGCGCGGCTTCGGCAGTAGCCGCTGGCGTCTCTGTTGTTATTGCTGGA